TGAAGAATTTACACTTCGTAGAACTAAAATTAGTAAAGAAAAAATTGATCAGATTAGAAAAGAAAAAATTGATTGGTTTATAGATGCTGAAGAAGCGAAGAAACTAAAAGTAATTGATGAAATATTATAAATTCATGGTAAATTTCATTGAACCACAATCATAAATTCTTAAATATCCATTTTCTTTCATAATATTTTTTTCAGTGTCATTTTTATTATACCCACTTTTTATTAATATATCTTTTCTGAAGTTATATCTATGAAGACGTTTATTTCCTCTTACATACCAATAATTTGGTTTTGTATCTGATATATATGAAAAATTCAGTTTTTCATATATATCTCCATTGGAATATCTTTTATTTGCATATGTTAATATCTCTTTAGGATTATAATTTTTAATAAAAAATTTAAGAAGTTTACTTGCACCACCAACCACAATTAAATCTAATTTATTACAAAACCTATATAATTCAAATGAATCTATTTTACTAATACTACCTAATACTTTTCTTTTTTTTCCAAAAGTCATTACTGAAACTAATTGATCATTATTAAATAAGCCCAATTTAATCGATGAATTAATACTTCCTTGTAAATGATTCTTTTCTAAAAAATTATTTGATTCTTTACTAGTAATTTCCTTAATATAACATTTCCTAGCATAAATTTTATTTTTAATTAGACCAACCTTATTTTTAATCATTGACATTATGATTAATTTATTATTAATCCATTCATCTTCAAAAATATGTAATAATTTAATATTTTTATTATTAGCTATAATAGTTTTATTGAGATGATAATTATCGTTTTTATAAACATCAGAATGCCAAAACAAACCATTTAATTCTATACCTAAATTATATTCTGATAAATAAAAATCAATTTCTAATGGTTTAATTTGAACTCTATTATTTTCACTAAAAGAAACATCTATCGATTTCAAAAATTCACTTATTTCCAAATGAATAGAAGACTTACTATTTATTGGATTACAAACAGTACAGATTTCCTTTTCTAGCCCTAGTCTGGAACAAAGGAGGTTTGAATTTATTTCAAAATTATGATCATTATGAGCAATAACCCAATTATCTAAATATTTTTTTTCTATAACTAAATAATTATTTGGTATTCTACTAAGAGTTCTTTTTATATTTTTCTCTGATAAAGCAATGATATTTTTCTTTTTATTATTAATTACATTTGAAATATGCATCGGATTTGATACACCATATTTATTAACTAATAATTTTTTAAATTTGTTTTTTACAACATCAGATTGCATTGGGTTGTCAACTCCGAAATTAGATTGTAAAGTTTTTATTTTTTGTTTTTTAATAGACTCTAACTGATTGTGACTTTCAACATTATGGATTTTAAGAAATTGATTTTTAATGTTTTCTTTTCTATCATAATTTCTATTCATACATGCTACTGTACAATATTTAGAAAATCCTTTATTAAATGAATTTTTTATATGTGTAGGGTTACTACATGTCTTACAAATAGGTTGTTCATTTATTTTATTATAATATAAATAAACCATTTCTCTCACTGTAAGATTATTCATTTTTTTACAATGATTTTCTATTAAAAAAAATAAGTCAGGATTAGATTCTAAAAGATTATTACCTTTAAAATAAAACCCCGACTTATTTGTAATAACATCTTCTATTTTTAATAACATAAATGATATATACGTTTTTAAAATGAAAATGTTTCAAATGTTTAATAATTAAGAATACATCTCCATGGTTGAATAGTGAGTGTCACCATTTGTAACTCATCCGAACCCATGTCATTGTTTCCAAAACTTATATTAGTTATCATACATTGTTCTAAAAACCATTTTTCTACTTCAACACCAGTTGGATCAAGTGATTTCAAATTAATATTCTTTTTATAACCTGCAGCATAACCCATTCTACCTGTTAATGATTCTGCATGAAGTCTTACCCATTCCATTAGTTGAATTGAAGTGGAAGGGCCTATAGTATCTATAAAGGTTATATCTATACTTTCCCATTTATATTTACCTGCAACGTAGTTGGTCTCATTTATAAAAGGAACTTCAACTGAGTTAATACTCATTGCTGGTCTTTTAAATGATTGTACCTTCCAAACCTCAATTCCTAAATCATCTGCAAATTCTGCGAAAAATCGGTTCTCTCTCTTAGGTTCATAATCAAAAGGAATCCCTCGAATCAATTCTTGTGCCATATTATTATTTTTTGTTTATTAATGTTATATTGTAGTTATAAATACTTAGTAAAGTGAAAAACATTAAATAAATATTTATATTTTACCTGTTCTTCTTAAACTTCTTTCTTGTGCCTTACTTAATCTATCATTTGATGTAGATATATCAACAATTTCTTCTTCTTTACTTAATACATAAGAAGAATCAGTATTAAATTCACTATATATTTCTTCAATATCAAAATGATCATTGAATAATGTATCTATTTGCGAACTAGATAATTTATCTAATTCCTTCTTGTTAAAATTTTCCTCATTTACAAGAGCTTCTATTTTATTTTTTTTATTCATAGTATTAGTATTTTAACATAAATACTTAATATTTTTTTTTAGTATAAAATTTGATTAAATTTACATGATTGATAAAAATCATATTAATGGCAACAATATTAGAGATTGAATGTACTATTTGCAAATCTAAATTTTCCGTCAAAAAGGGAAATGAAAAATTAACTTGCTCAAGTGAATGTAGAAGTAAACTAAGAGAAATTAAAGATGAAAAACATTACGTAGTAAAAAAATGCCTAGGTTGTGGAAATGAATTTAAATCAAAGAAAAAAGAAAATAAAAAAACATGCTCTTACAAGTGCATGGGTTTATTGAGAAAAATAAAATCTATAGAAAATAGAGAATGTGTTCAATGTGGAAAAGATTTTCAAGTTAGAAAGTTACTTGAAAATAAAACTTGTTCTCAAGAATGTAGAGAAAAATGGAATTTAAACCCAAAAAACATTGAAAAAAGAATTAATGCATCAAAGAAGGCTGTTAATAATAAATATGGAGTTGATAGTGTATTATCAATTAAAGAAATTCATAATAAAGGGATATTAACAAGGAGTAACTTTGATGATAAAAAAATATTGGAAATAAATAATAAAACAAAAAGAACTAAAAAAGATAAATACAATAACGAAAATTATAATAATTATTTTGAAATATATAATACTAAATTAAAAAAATATAAGGATGGAACATATAATAATAGAGAACTATTTAGTGAAACCATCAATAATAAACTTTATATTAGATTACTAGATTTAGGATATACTTTAGAAAATATAAATAATAATCTACTAACAATAAAACATCCTGATGGACATGTATTTGAAACTACTAGAAGTTTAGCAGTTATAAGACTTAATGAAAATAGAGAGATTTCTACAAAATACTTACCTTATAATCCTAATATTTCTAATTATGAATTAGAAATAAATAATTATATTCTTTCTCTTGAATTTAAAACAATAATGAGTGATAAGATATTAATTAAGCCTTATGAAATTGATATATTAATACCATCTAATAATATTGGTATTGAAGTAAATGGTTTATATTGGCATTCTGAAATATATAAGAAAAATAATTATCATATAAATAAAACTAATCTATGTGAAAATAATAATTTTAAATTAATTCATTTGTTTGAAGACGAATGGGTACACAAAAAAGATATTGTTAAATCAATTATAAAAAATAAATTAGGTATAACACCTAAAAAAATATACGGTAGAAAATGTAATATTATTGATTTAAGTTCCAGTGAATATAAAAACTTTCTAAATATAAATCATTTAATGGGATCAACAAATAGTAAATTTAAAATTGGATTAACGTATAATAATGAAATTGTATCAGTAATGGGTTTTGAAAAACAAAGAAAATCGTTAGGTGATAATGTTAATGGATATTTTAATCTAAATAGATTTTCAAATAAAATAGATACTACAGTTATTGGTGGAGCATCAAAATTATTGAAGTACTTTATTAAAAAATATGATGCAAGCAATATAATTAGCTATGCCGATAAAAGATACTCAGATGGTAATCTATATGAAAAATTAGGATTTAATTTCATACATAATACTAAACCTAATTATTGGTATATTGACTATAGAAATATATCTAGAATACATAGATTTAATTTTAGAAAAAAAATATTGGAAAAAGATGGATTTGATATTAATAAAAGTGAACATCAAATAATGTTGGAAAGAGGAATATTTCGAATATATGATTGTGGTAATATAAAATTTGAATTGAAAATAAAAAAGCCATGAAAAATCCATGGCTTTTTTTAAAATTAGAATTATTAATAATTATATATCATCAAAAGAT